CGGTGGGCGCCCTATCACAACAAAGGAAGCCCCAGTCGCGCATACGGCTCGTGTCAACGTCCCACTCAGCGCAGGCGTCGGCGCAGAGATCGCCGTCCACGTTGGCGTAGACGCTTTCCATTTCGATTGTCGTCAGCTTGTGACGGTTCCAGGCGTGCTCGTCCCGCAGCTTCGTGATGATCTCAGCGAGATCGTCAGGGCAGCAGCGCGAATGCAGCAGAATGTTGAGGGTTACGCGGAACGCATGAGCGTCCGCAGGGGCGTTGTTGATTGCAAAGAATCGATCAGCATCCATGAGTTTGTGCCTCCAATGCACAGCCGCCCAGGCAGATTGTCGTCTGCCTGGGCGGGATGGTTGGTGCGGAGTCCGCGCAGAATTGCGCGATGCTCCTACAGGTTGAAGTAGCGACGGATCGTCATTTTGTGGTGCATCGTGTCAGGCGGGAGTCCCAGCAGCACCTTGAACATCGTGCTGGCAGTGTCCCACTTGTCACCCTGCTTCAGATCCTTCCGAGCGCCAGAGAAATACTCCAGCTTGTAGCTGCCATCAGCGTTGCAGCGAACGCGGTATTCGCATCGACCCCACGGCTTTGCGCCGTGCGTTCGATGATTCTTCGTCACGCAAAGGAGCCGACCGGGTTCCCAGCCATGCACCTCGTCGGGCTGCTTGCAGCCTGCGCCTTCGCGCAACTTGCCGACCCGCTGCTTCTTCTTGCGCGACTTCGTCGCGGTCTTCACCTCGGAAGTCTCGCCGACCTCTGAGGCGTGATCGCCTGAGAGATCGCCAGCAAGTTCCTCGCCTGCTCCCGTCATGTCGTTGTCTGCCGAACCGCCTGAAAGGTCAACGCTGACCTCCTCGATGGCTTCGGTCGTCGGGGGTGGAGCCACCGCTACCCGATTGTCGAGAAGCGACGCATCGATCAGGAACCATGCGCGGAACCAGTCTTCACTGTTTCCGTCGTCAGGGAAGCCGACCGTCAGAGCCGCCGCGCAGTCCTGCATATCCGCAGACAAGAGCGTCGGAGAGTCTTCATACAAGCCCCCCTCGTCGTCCTCGTGCTCGGCGATGCAATCGTCGGGGTAGTTGTAGGTTTTGGATGTGCCGTCGTGAAATGTCAGAGTCAGGGCGACAGGATCGTCGCCCCCGCTCTCGTTGTCCCACTCCAGCGCAAAGTGTGTGATTGTTCGTGTCATTTCTGCCTCCATGCGAAGGTGAACGGACCATTCCCGCTCAATTAGGTAAAGAAAACGACAATCCAGTTAGGCGTCAATTGTCGTCAATTTAGTCCTTTTAGCCCTTTTAGCCTCTGGGGTGTGGATCGCAGCCGCCCTCGCCGTTGTGGTCGAGCGATCCCGAGCGCGGGGATCGCCTCTACTTCCGAACCGCTATCGGCTGCTTTCAACGCCGCAGCCCTTCCGAGATCCGCCGGGTCCGTCCCGGCGGGACACTGCGCCACTCGCGTCGGCATGAAGGACGACAATCGGGCCAGAGCCGCCTTTGCGCCCTTTGCACCAGCCTCGTCAGGGTCATACAGGATCACAGCCTCAGACGCCCCAGAGGACGCCAACAAAAACGCCTGCTCCACCGAAAGGGACGCCCCGAGCGTGGCGACAAAACCGGGACCGCCCACCACAGCATCTAGTGGACCCTCGACCACAATCACCCGGCTTCCCGGCGAAACAGAATGGATGCCAACCAGCACTTCCGAGCGAGTAGCACACCCCTCCGTTGGCGACAATCCCCACGCCTCATGCCTGTCGTCGCGTGGCAGGTTTACCGTCTTGATCTTGTGGTCGTCCGTAGCCCTCGCCGTCCAGTAGACAAGTCGCCGTCGAAGATCGAATGCAGGAATCAGCAGCCTCCCTGTCAGAATCCGGTCTGCGGTTGTTCCGCGCCCATCCCCGGCAATAGACGACAATCCGAAAAGCTGGGCGTGCTCTGCTGGAATGCCCCGCTTCTCAGCGTACCGAAGCGCCGAGCCCTGAAGCGGTTGCGTCCCTGGCGGGAGCGGAGCCTTCGGCAGGATGCCCCGCTTCGCCTTCGGCTTCGCCAGTGGGTCTATGCGCTCGTTTGCCAACGCCAGGACGCCAGTGGACAGGTACGCCGCCGCCTCCTGGGGATCGAGCGCCAGTGTGACTGACACCAGCATCGCAGCGTTCCGACCGGACAGTTTGCAGATCCAGCATTGAAACGCTCGCTTACGGACGTTGACTGCCAGCTTCGGCTTGCCGCACGCGGGGCAGACACAGGTCCACTCCGAGCCTGCCTGCTCCTCGACCGTCAGGTTCCCGGCGACCCACGCCGGGAAGTCCATGCGAAGCTCTGCCGGGGATTGTCGCCTCAAAAGTCGTCCTCTGGGGGCGGGGGCGGTGGTTCCTCCTTGACCGAGAGATCTGAGAAAGCGCCCTTCGTGTACGCCGTGCGAACACGAACACACACGCCATCCTCGGCGTCCCGATACTTCCCGAGATAGACCCTCGCTAGGGCGTGCTCTTTCTCCTTCTCAGTCCGATTGAGGCTGATGATCACATCGCTGACCCTGACCTTTTCATAGCAGTCGGCTACGTCGCGGGGCCGAAGCACATGCTCTCTGCGGTCAGCGCCCTTGTCGGGGCGCTGCGCCTGCGTTGGCGAGCACACTGCGTATCCGGTGTGGCCTCGGAACTCGATCCGCTCGCTCAGAGCCTTGAGTTGCCGAAACGCGATCTTCTGTCTCTGGTACTCAGACTCGCCATCGACCCCGGCCCACAGCAGGTCGCCGTAGTCAACGACAATCAGGTCAGGCACCCACCCATGCGCTGATCTCAGTTCCTTGACCTCGGCGAGCACATCGTCATAGGTGGCTCGCCAGGAATCGAGATCCCCGAACCCTCGGACTACGAGATTCTGCTTCAACAGCCGATACTCGCGCTGCATGATCGCCATGACCTTCGTGTCGAGATTCCCGGTCTTCACCTCGCGATACAGGCTGTCAGCGAAGCGAGCTTCGTAGCGATCCTCGGTCTTGCCTCGACCGCCCTCCAGTACGAAGTGCAGACACCGCTTCCGTCGCCTCGCTGTGGTGAATCCCCGCTGGACGCACCAGAAAGTCTTGCCGATGCCGCTGTACGCCATGACGACTTCAAGCTGACCGGGCGACAATCCACCGTCCATCGCTCTGTCGATCTTGTCGATGCCGATGGGGTGCGACACCGCGCTTCGTTCAGCGGTCTGGCGACGATGCTGCCTGTCGCCCAGTTCTTCAAAAAACCACCCGCGATCTGCCGTCCCGAACCGGATCGTGCTCATTTCCTCGATCCGACCCATCATCAGACTCATGGCTGTCTCGTGGTCGCCGCCGTTCCACGCATCCCGCGCCTCAGAAAAGCCGAGCATGAACGTCTGGCGTCGCGCCCATTCAACGATGCTCTCGCGAACGTACTCATTGTCGCGAACGTCGATTGTCGCCTACAATCTCCGCTGCCCCCACCCTCGCCGGGTCGTCGTCGCCTAGTCGCCGAAGCTCGGTCTGTAGCTTGAGCATGGACGGATTGTCGTCTTCGCCAATGACCTGCCAGCCCCAGAGGCTTGCCGGGTCCGTCCAACCGAGTTGGTCTGCCGACACGAAACGTCGAACGAGCGCCTTGAGCCCAGGATCGTCAAGCATCGTCCGAACAAGCTGACGCTGAAATTGTGGTCCGAACTCGTCAGCGCCGCGCATCGCACCGTCTCCACTCCGTTCGGGGCGGCAGCAGGCGGCGACAATCCGAAGACACCCGACACTGCTGGCACCATTCACTGTCTGGGTGCCAGCCACCCGTCAGGGCTGTCGCAGAGCCTAGACAGACCTCTGGTTCGGCGGCGAACGCCGCCTTACACGCCTCGCCGAGCATGGTCAGTTCGGCTACCCGGTCTGTGTCGTCCACCACCGCCTTGCGGTCGCTGACCTCCTGATCCATCGACGCCATGCGCCCGACCATCCAACCGTCATACTTGTCTCGGAACTCGTCACCAACCTGATGCAGATCCTTGAGCGGGATGCGCCGACACCAGCGGATCGCGTCGTGACGAGCGATGATCCAGTGTCTCGCGTCCACCTCGTTCCGCTTCGCCCAGGTCAAGAAGGCTCCAGCCACCTTCAGCATGTTGGCGGAATGGGAGAGCGGGAATGTCCCAGGTCGCCCACAGAGCCGCTGTGTCAAGCGGTTGTAGAGGGTCAATAGCTCGTGCGCTTTCACCCCTCCTGCCCGCCCTTTGAGAGATTGTCGTGCAAGAGTTTGGCGTCGATCACAGGCTTTTCGCCGCCCACGAACACACGCCAGTCAGCCCACGGCGGCATTGGAATGACGCCCGTGGCTTCGCACTGCTCCTCATAGGCCGCGAGCACTTCTTGAAGGAGGGGGGCCAGCGGGCCAGCCATCGCCCTCGCCAGAGTACCCGCACGCAAGAGCACCCACTCGTGACCGCGCTCCTCCCACCACTGAGCCAGCCCCTCGGAAGTCAGGACCGGGATGCCTTCGGAGTCCTCGGCAGGCCACAGCACCTTCGTCCCTCGTGGATCAATCGCTGGCGCAACCTGGGGGCCTCGCCAGCCCACTTCGTAGAGGCGAGTCAACAACTCAGCCGTCGTGCCCTCCGCGTCGTCCAGCGGTAGGTCTTTGGTCAGGAACTCCATCGTTTCGGCGTTCACACGCCGGGTCCAGGCTTTGGGCTGCATGTCGCGCCTCCTAGTGGGTTGGTTGGTCTACTACGCCTATGCGTCGTCAGCCTCAAACGTCCGATTGTCGTCAAGCCAACTGTGAAACTTTCCGGCCTCCATGACCTCGGCGTCGAACGCCTTCTCGCCGCGATAGTGCTGGAGTCGTCTGGCGGCATGATCCAGCAGCGTCGAGTGCTGAGTGTCGGCGGCGTCCACTACTACGGCGCTCGTCTTGCCGTCTGAGGCTGTCAGAGCCCGAAAGTAGTCCTGCACCACCTTGACCTTGCTCTGCCCCCCGCTGGCGTACACAAGGGCGTCAGCGGCGGGTACGTCGCGTCCCTCGCCGATCACCGAAGTTCCGACCACCGCTTGCACCCGTCCGTCTGCCAAAGCAGCGAGCATCTTGTCCACCCGCTCGTTGTCCCGCCCGTCCACCGCAACTGAGCCCTCGATCAAAGACGACAATCCGTGGGCGTGCTCGATCTCCTTAGTCAGCACGAGGACACGGCGACCCCTCGCCACAAGGAGGTTTGCCGCGTCGGATAGCACGCGATTGCGCTCCACATTCTCCACAACGCCCTGTCGATAAATGTCATAGCCCGTGGCGGCAACGGCACCGCGAATCCGCAGCATAGCGATCCGAGCAGGCACAAGTCTCCCCAGCGCCACCATGTCGCCCACAGTCCTCTTGTAGAGGCACCGCCCGAGCACGCCCGCCATGAGCATCCCACGCCCGTCAGCCCGGTAGTGGGTGCCTGTCAGGCCCAGCCGCCAGTAGGCGTTGCCAGCAGCGGCGCTCGCCGCCTGCCATGTCTTCGCAGCAGCATGGTGGAACTCGTCAATGATCAGCAGCAGCCGATTATGGACGTTCGGCACTTTCGCCGCCGTCTTCGGCGTCGTCACAACAACGTGCGCCGCGTTGATCGCTCTCAGGTTCTTCGCGGAAGACGACAATCCGCTGTGTAGCCCGATTGTCGTCTTGTTTGGCAGGAGATCCTGAAACACCCGCACGGTCTGATCCACGATCCCCACGGTGGGAGCGATGTAGAGCGCCGGGACGCCGAGCGTTGCCGCCACAGCAACCGCGATTCGCGTCTTCCCACTCCTCGGCGGCAGATCAATCACGCCGCGCCCTCCCCGCAGAAATGCAGCCACAGCCGCGCTCTGATAGCCGTACAGGTCGATATCACCCCAGCACTCCTGGCGTGCGGGCGGCATCCCCCGTTGGTCGTCCCACTCGATCTGGCTTCGGTCGATACCCGCTCGCAGGGCGAGAGCACGCTCCACATGGGCCAGCAGCCCCGTCAGGAACGTCCCGTCGCTTTCCACAAGGCGAACCCATCCGTCCCACACCCCACGCTGTCGCACCGTGCTCTCAAACTGGGCTCGGGTCAGGCTCTCCTGTGTGACCCCCAGATCTTCCAGCCGCGTACAGGTCGCGCCGTCCGCGAACAGCCGAGCCAGATCCCCA